CCGGCTATTCTGTTAGCGAACTCGACTATTTCGGACTCGGTTGTAGCTGAATTGTTGCCAAGGTCTACTACGGAAGCACCCATCCGATCTATATTCTGTATAGGTTCTTCCATTATGTTCGCTATACGCGCAAAACTCGTCGCAGCCGACTCTTCCGTCAAGTTTGTTGTTACGCCGATCTTTGCCACCGTTTCCGTGAATTTTGATAGGTTGTCTACTCCTCTTACTCCGAGCTGTCCGCCAAGTTCTTCTATTCTGGCAAGTTCTTTTGCCGCTATAGGGATCTTCGTGGACATATCTATAAGCTGTTCTTTGAGAACCCCGAACTCATGCTCGGTGGCGTCCACGGTTTTTCTTACCCCCGCAAAGGCAGACTCAAATTCTATTCCGAGAGAGACTAAGTTTTTCAGGCCGAGGATAATGCCTACCCCGCCGAGACCAGCAAGAACCTGATTAAACCTCCGGGCTGAATCCGACATTCTGGTAAAAGCGGTTCTCCCCGTCTGCTCGACCCTTTTCATGTCCCGGTTCACGGAATTGAGGTCGCTGGTCATGCGGTTGAACTCTTTTCGTGTAAGGTTCTGAGCTTTTAAGATGATATTGAGATCTGTATTGGCCATCTTTTACCTGCGTTTTTGTTTACGTCTCATTTTTTCGTATTCTTCCTGCTGTCTTTCCGCTCTTTGTTTTGATATCCAGCTAAATGCGATCATTATTTTCGCCGGCTGGACCGCAAGGCTTCCGGAAAAAGGAAGCGTTTTAAAATTTTCGCAATGCGAGTACAGATGTAATAACGCAAACGTCTGCGGTTTTATGAGCTTGAGAGGACATCTGTCAAAAACCTCATCATTGAAAACATATCCATGTTTTGCTTTTTCATGACACCCTCTCACTTTTTTCTGTTGTTCTGTACACGTCCGGCAGTCTAACTCATCCGGAAGAAAGACTGCCACTCTCAGTTTTTTGCTTCATCATCGCTAAGCATGTTATGTTTAAGCACCTCACCAGCGATACTTATATACAAGTTTCCAATAGAATACAGCTGCAATGTTTCGTCAGACACTACAGTGAACTCTTTTCCGTCGAACTCCCCTTTTGCAGTCTTAAAAGGCGCCTCTTGCCCGTCCTCGTACACGATCTCCTTGTGCCCCTTTACGCCCCAACGGCAAAGCTCATAACAGTTCTTATGCGACTTGATAGCCTCGTCTGCCTTCCCCGGTGCAGCCCCTGTTGAGCCGTCAGCACCGAAAAGTTCGGACCTGAGTTCGAGAAATTTCTGATAAGGAATAGTCCCTATAGATATTTTCGCGCCTTTAATGTCAACGATCTTAACCTTGCTCGGATCAATTACTTTAAACATGTTTCCTCCTCAGGGTTATAGGTGAGGCGGGCTAACCCCGAGTAAACCCGCCTCGATTTGCCGGCAAAACTGGTCCGGGGTTATGAGCCGAATGTCAAAGTGAACTCGTCGTCCCCGCTGTCAATAGCCAGCTGAGCTTTTATTTCGTCCACTGTGCGGCCTTCTTTGTCGCCAGGGGTTATATCCACAATATTACATTTTGGTGCACTGAGCGTTACTTTTGACGCTCCTGAGCCTATATCCATGCTGAAAGCCCGGGGGTTCGCAAGCCAGTCCCCTCGGAAATCATAACCGGATACGAGTTCCTGTTCCGGGTTGAGTTCCAGAAGAACTTCTCGTCTTGCTACGGCAAAATCATTTATGCCGTTAGTAGCACTTACGCTGTCTCCGGGGGAAGCCTCGTTAGTAATCGTGAAGACGGCTTTCTGGATCAGAAGAGATGTATCACTGTTCAGTGATATCGACTGGTTCGCTACTCTCGCCGGGTCCACATCATCGTATGTTACCGCTCCGGGGTCCGCTACATCCGCGGGGACCGCGTCATATAAACCAACAAGCGTACACTCCGCAATAGCCAGTTTCCCGGCTTCTGCCGTGAGTTTAAGCTCCTGACCTACCGCCCCGGTGAGCTTCTTAAGTACCGCACTACCGGCATTATTAAGCTCATACAGATAAGCGGTAACGCTCTTAAGATTCTGTGTACTCGGCTGATAAGCCACGCTTGATCCGGCACTTACGGTTTCGGCCAGACCGAACGCTTCCAGAAGATCCGCGATCTCCGGTGCGGTACCATTAGCCGTGGCCCCTCTCAGGTTGAAACTGAACGTAAGCTCAGCCCAGACCTTGCCCTTAACTGACGGAAGATTACCCAGGGTCCTAAGAGATGGCTCCCTCTTGTTTTCTTCGTAATTCTCCTTGACCTGCGGTTCCATGCACAGAACAGCGTTGTCCCCGACGGTGGGAGTGGGATCTGATCCGTAGGTCTCCTCCTCCTTAATCAGCAGGATCTTGTTTTTTTGTAGAAACATTTTTAGCCTCCTTCTTTGTTTTTCGCCTTACCTTTTTCGCTTTTTTCTCCGTTTTCACCTCTCCTGCTACACCGCTTCGAGAACGGATAATTTTTCTTTTTCGCATAGTAAAACCCCTCCCTTAACTTCTGCTTTGCGTATTCTGTCGGTATTCCAGCTCTATATCCATAGTCACGCCCCTGTAAGGATAATCGCTGAAATCGTACAGAACGTTTTTAACCATCGTATCTATTACCACATTCCCCAGCGTTTGATCCGCGCTGAGAACCTTGCAAATATCATTTTTAAGGTCCATTATGCCTTTAACGGTATCATCGCCCACTATCTGCAGGTCTGGGTCGTGGATTTCCAGAAATGCCCCTATCCGAACTTTCATGCTCACATCGGTGAACCCGTTAACGGACCCCGGGACTTCCGGTTCCTCATCCGGTTCTACCACTATGACAGGATAATCGATAACACCTTCACGGTACCCTTGATATACACCGTTCACATATGCCAGCGTTTCGCCTTCTTCAAGCGCTGCAGAAAGTGTATTAATAAGTGCAGTCCATGCCTGTTCCGGTGTAGCGCTCATGCTCGTTCCACCTCGCTGGTTACTGTATCGCGAAATATTTCCATAACGCGTGACTTTCTGCTTTTAAGGGTTTTAGACATATATTTTCTTGCCGGGATCTTAACGCTTTTCTTGAGCGCGAAAAGCGGTAGAGCTTTATTCCCTTTCTTCTGATAAAGAATCAAAGACCCCGACGCTGTCTTCCTTACAAAAGTGTCCCGGTATTCTCTCGCTCTTTTACGGACTACCCCGGATTTGGTCATAGCGGCCGGAAGCGGTACGGTAAGATATTTCGCGCGTTTCGGTCTTATGGTACCGCCTTTCTCGTGTATCGCCGCATATGGCAGGGGTTTGCCGCGACGCGCACCGCTACCAATGACAGAGATAATGTTCTTGCCGCGCCGTTCTATCCGGCTTCCAATACTGTTCGCAAGTCTCCCGGACCGTATCTTGAGCATACCACCGGAAACAGTCAGCTTTAGTCCGGCCTCCACATCAGCAGCAGCAAGCCTCATACCTTTGTAAGCCGCATTGCCCTTTTTTTCGCTACTAACGGTCTCAAGTTTTCTTTCAATCTTCTCAAGATCTTTTTTCTTAAAGCTCGCTTTCATGCTCATGATAAATACCGTGTCTTGTACTGGTTAAGTACCGCCCAAGCCTGTTTTCTCAGCCTGCCGGGTCGGTCCGCTGTCTGTCCGTCTCCATCACCCGATACGGCGAAAATGGTTCCTTTGATCTCGAGCATTTCGGCGTACACCAGCTTATAAAGTGCTTGCTTGAGGTCATCCGGTATATTCTCATTGTCCCCGTCCGTCACGTATCCTGCGGTATAAGTGATCTTAATGTTCTTAACTCCGATACTGAAAACATCATTGTCCAGGACGATTATTCCCGGGGTAACACCGTTCCTCTCGCCGTAGATAATGTCATCCGAGTCTATCTTAGTGTCCGAGCCGTAATCCCGGTCCGTATCATCCCATATCCCGCTTATAGCTGTTATCGGATATTCCTTCACAATAATAGTGTCTGACCCGTCACCATCGTAATACTCCGTTCGTTCGGACGACTCAAAATCCCGGTGACATTTCTTTTTTACCTCGGTCTCAACACCATTGATTAACTGCGTGATCTGACTGTCCATAGTGGTGCCGGATATCCCGGCATAAGTTTTTACGTCAGCAAGTGCTATAAGCGACATTTTCTGTCCCCCTTAATATTTCATTGAGCCTTCTTGCGCTATCGTCCCATGTAAACTTCTCGTTTATCCTGTAATGAGCTTTTTTGCCTCTCCTGAGAGCTTCTTGGTAATCTGTAGCAACGTTGACCATCTGTTTGACCATAGACTGTGTGTCCGGAACATAACTACGGGATTTAAGTTTGTAGTTCTTTAAGTCCTGCGTTTTTACGCTGTAATCTATGGGATATCCTACCGTTTCATCAAAAAAATCCGCACAACCGGTTATTGCCGTCGCTACACACGGCGCTCCGGTGGCCATGGCTTCACACAACGTGAGCCCCCATCCCTCTCCAAACGTCGGCAGGACAAAACAATGTGCTGAATTGTAAAGGTCGACAAGGTCCTCAAAACTTAAAAAGCGGCTATCGAGAAAGATGTTCTTATGTTTACCCAGAGTCTTTATCTTTCCGGCATAATATGGTTTTGGTATCCTGCGTAGAGTGCTTTTCAGAGATCTCCACCATGTTTTTCTGTGCCCCTCCGAACCGAAAATATCTTTTCTCTTTTTCCACGCGTTAACCATAGTCTGTTTCCAGTTAAGCTGCGGCATGGTAGTCTTTATGTACATTTCCATGTTAGGCATTTTCTCTATCCACTTTAGGGCCTCAAGAATAAGTGGATATCCCTTTCTCGGGTTCGGCGCCCCCACCCAGAGGAACCGAAAACGTCCGTTTACTTGTCTGGGATGATATGGGTACTTAGAAGCTTCCACACCTTCAAAGCAAACTTCCACGCGTTTATCCGTA